CAACAAACTCAACAAAGCATTAACACATTCATTTCATTACTCGGTAGCCTTTACCAGATACCGCATCCACAGACACCAGAACTTCCACTGGCGTCTGACCCCAACCTAGATATTACTGGGTTCTTATATAGATCACTCGAATTTTTACGTAAGGAGTTAAGTTACAGTGGAAAGTACCATCCAGACAGCGCAGACGAGCGCCCCCCAAGCCTCAGCCCAGCCGATGAACGTCGCGCCGCAATCGGACAGCCAGTTCGTGAGCAACCAAGGCCAAACCTCCCAGGCTTATCAGGTCCAGGCACCACAAATGCCTCAGTACCAGGCACAGGCCCAGGCTCCGCAGGCTTCGGCACCTCAGGGCAATCCATGGCAGCAGGCGTTTCAGGCGCTGAGCGCCAGTATGAATACAAGCAACCCCTCCCAATCCCTGGCACAACAATCGGCATACCAGACAACGCCAACGCCGCAAATGCCTACACAAGCCAGTTGGGCTTCAATGCCGCAGGCTCCGCAGCAGCAAGCCCAGTATTCGGCGCAGCAGACCTACTCTCCCCAAGTTTCAACCCAGCAGTTGCAAGCTCTGATGCAACAACAGGTGGCCGCACAGGCTCCGGTTCAGGTAGAAAGTCAGGCTCCGGTACGGGACGCGTATCTAAGTCAAATCAGCGACGAAAGTCTTGAAGTCCTTGAGCACTTCGGTGCTGAAGCTCCCAACCTTCTGAACACCTATGCATGTGCCGTTGAGGATGCCCTCATTGAGCAAGTGCAGCGTGGTCAGTCACAGACCCTGATGCTTCAGGCAGCTGGTGAAGAGCGTGGTGCTATGAACCTGATGCTTACTGACCCCGATGTCTTGGCTGATTATGTCAACGACTTCTTCGGTCCTGAAGGTCCTTACCCCACCCTGACTGATGCCGAGCAGTATGAGCTAGCTAACGCTCAAGCACGTGCACAGTTTGAGCAGGAAATCATTGCTCAAGAGCAGAACCAGGTTCCTCAGCAGTTCCAACGTCCTACGCAAGAGATGCCTACACCAGGTCGTCAGGCAAATGCCGCTAACGACTTCTGGGGTGGCTTCAGCGAGATGATGGATGCAAACCCTGAAGATGCATGGAAAGTCTTGTCACAAGCTCCTCCAGCCGCCTTCCAGCAGAAGATGATGATTCAGGACCTCTGATTCAATCGTGAGGGGTTACTAAATGTAGCCCCTTACAATGTATATATGCATAATAGTTAAACAATGGCTTCTCCTTATAACCTCTCAGAAATGATGTTGCCTCAGTCCAGCTCTATGCGTGGATTGCAAGGCATGAACCGTACTGCTGCACCTCCAGGACCTAACTCATATGACCAAGGTGGAGCATCAAAAGCTGGTGTTAATACACAGCCTTACAACAACGAGCGCCTAGCTGCACAGAACATGATGATTCGGCAAGGTGATGCCGTATCTCAAGCACAAGCTTCAGCTGTAGATAGCACTAAGAAGCAACAGCTGCTGCAAGACAATCAAGAGTTTAAAGCTGCCTCGTTTGCTAACGAGCGTAAGTCTGAAGTAATGGAAGTCATGGGTTCTCCAGCAACTCAGTACATGGCTCAAATGGGTGATGTTGAAGGTCAAGCGTTCCGTAAGAACATCATGACAAGTAAAGCAATGGCAGTGGGTATTAATCCAGACCTTGCTTAATTAAAATCGTTTACAATCGGTATAGGTTAATAGGGTCTATACCGTGCGTTTAGCTGGCGAAAATACACAAGAAGATCCAGATGTGTACCAGGCAATCTGGAAACATTTAAGGTCTGATGGTATCCCCGATCAGGCTGCAAATCAAATGACCGCTGAGATGCTTACTCACGGTGAAGACTTTGAAAGCAGTGTAGAGAAATATCAAGAGGCAGAATCTATCTATAAAGAGAAAGGATTTAATGAACATGCAGCACAGGCAATGGCTGTGGAATCTATGGAAGATGGAGAGCAACCTAAAAAGTCACTTAGGTATGCAAGATTACACGCCTAAGTGTTGACGTAGTTAGAATAATAGGCTAGAGTTAAGTATACCCAAAGAGAACTATATGAGTGTAAAACTTTCAGGAGATTCAGTACGTTGCTATCTGAGAGACATTGGACGTATTCCACTTCTGGAGCATGACGAAGAAATCCTTTTAGGACGTCAAGTGCAACGTATGATGGTATTGAAGGATATGAAAAAAGAGCTTGAGCTAGATATAGAAGGTCTAGCTGATGCTATGGATATCACTCAAAAACAAATTAAAAAAGAACTGCGTGATGGAGAAAGAGCAAAAGACAAGATGGTTACCGCTAATCTTCGTCTTGTTGTCTCTGTCGCAAAGAAATATACCAAGCGTAACATGGAGCTTCTGGACATCATCCAAGAAGGAACAATCGGGCTCGTCCGTGGTGTTGAGAAGTTCGATCCTGGTCGTGGCTATAAGTTCAGTACTTATGCATATTGGTGGATTAGACAAGGCATTACAAGGGCGATTGCGGAGAAGAGCCGAGCCATCCGCTTACCAATCCACATTACTGAAAACCTCAACAAACTTAAGAAAGCCCAGCGTGAACTAAGCCAGATGAATGGGCAGATGCCTAATGTGTTTGAGCTTGCGGCTTATATGAATTTAACATCAGATGAAATTAAAGATTTGATGTGTAAGGCACGTCAACCTACATCACTAGAAATCAAGATTGGAGAGAACAGAGATACCGCTTTGATTGACCTACTAGAAGATGAGACACAGTTACCAGAAGCAATTCTAGAAAGGCAATACATCAAAGAAGATATACGCGAACTGATTGCAAATTTACCAGAAATGCAAAGTGCTGTAGTAGCTATGCGTTATGGGATTGGTGATGAAATGCTTGAACCAATGTCAATGACAGCAATTGGTCAAGTACTTAATATGAGCCGTGACCGTGTACGTACTTTAGAACATAAAGCATTGAAAGCTTTACGTGCTAACTCAGATGAAATCAATGAGTATTTGTAAATTACAATAGAAGTACTGACTGCAATAATCTTATGAACGAGGGTGCAAAGGATGTAACTCAACGCATCCTCGACAGACATACAATTTATGGTGCAAGTGATAATACACAACCTGGGTATTCGTCTGCCAATAAATCACTTAACTATCACACGGGCGGTTCAATCAGCAGCCCTGAACTGAATAATGTTTCAATCGTTCCATTTACACTTAACTACAAAGACACCGTAGGATTGTTTGGGCAAGAGAATCATTTCATTAAAGTAAATGTCAACATTGACAAGAATGCAACATTTGCATGTTTTGAAGAAGAGGATTGGTTTTGCGCGGAGATGACAGCTAAAGACATCAATATTGTAAATACTTATGTCCCTGCAGAAGTAGACGCAACTTTAGATTTAACAACTGTAAATACTTATGATCCTGCAAAAATATTGTTAAACACATTAGCCACTAAAGCAGATCCATATATTAGTGTAGACCTAGAGAATTTAAGAACAGGCAATAAGTATATTGATGCTTGGTTTGATGTACGTCTTTACACAAAAGAAAGAGAAGAACATCCATACGACAAAATGTATGTCCGATTAAATGACTATTTTTATATTGGCTTCCATGCTAGAAACACAAGAAGATTGCCCTACAACGTCAAGTGCGTCATAGGACAAGAATATATCTCAGGCTTAGAAGAAGGAGCTATGCGCTACAGCAATCGTTAAGCGGTTGGGATATCAATAGCAAGAGTTCCTGTGGCTGGACTATCAGTTGCAGTTCCATCACCAGCAGTTACAACACAAGTCACTGTGCTTGCGTCGGTGGTGCCTGTGTAAGCAACACTAAAGCTTGAACCAGTTGAACCACCTGATGCAGCTCCGGAGCCACTAACAGACCAAGCATAAGTAAGGCTTGTAGCATCACCACCGATTGCCACGGTGTAACTTTCGATTGTGGCATCAGTAGGAGCAGTTTCACCGCTGATAGTGACCGTACCAATTGTTGTGGCGGCAGGAGCACCACCAGGCTTACTAGCAGCACCTGCAGGAATAACAGTCATTACTTTTCCACCACTAATACGTGGGAAAACATAATGCTCAATAATTTCGTATGCATCAGTAAAGAGTGCAGCACGGCTTACTTCATTAGAGCCGTAGAACATAAATCCAAAAGCACCATCGTGATCAATACGAACGTTAGTGCTCATACTGCTATCAATAACAAGCTTACAAGTGTTACCACCTACAGTCACGTTAAAAACAGAACATTCCGCGTAGCAGGTACTGACACCGCCACCTTTCCACCATTCTTTGACGGAGTGCGTATCACCTCCCCGCTTAGGACGAGTAAGCAGCATTTCGGTACCAGTGTGCTTTTTGACGTCCTTTACACCAGTAAGAACCAGACTATCAGCCATTGTGTTTAGTTATCACTTTCTTCTATTTTAGTCCATTTAAGATTATCAACGGAGTTATTAGTTTTACAGCCATCAAGATGCTTGATTCTGCTACATCCTTTAGATTTACCAGGACTAGCAGCAGGCTGTTCTAAGAATGCTAAAGCTACTAACTTATGAACAGTAGTAGTAATTGTCTGCTTACGACCAATACGTTGTGTCAAATTAACCTGAGGATATCCATTTTTATTAGTACGTTGCTTGAGGATACGCTCAATTACTCCTTTAGTACTTTTCACTTGTCCAGTCTCACTAATGTAGTACTCAATACAGCATTCAAATCCAGGCAAAGTATGAATAGGTTTCCAGATTTTGTCATTAATAAAGTCCATTTACCACAAGATATTTGGGTACATATACATAAGTATAACAACACACATTAATATCTATATATGTGGCTAGTCGAAGTCACTTATAAACCTTTTAGCTTACGGAGTTGAATATCCATGTGGATAGACAATGACTTTCCTAAGCTTCTTGGTGCAGAACTTTACCGTCCTCATCCTGCCTACATCATTGAGATGGCAGTTGAGCCAGTGGTAGTACACGATTTCTCTAAGCAGCCTGGTCAGACAGTGCAGCTTGATCGTTACCGCTTCTGGGGTAAGCCTGGCACTAAGGAGTCCCGTGAGCGGACTGCCGATCAGACACTTGGATCCGCTTCCGCACGCAACATCGTTAAGGACAAGGTGCTCGTTACTCTCCGTGAGTACACCGGCCCCGCTGATTCCCGCGATGCAACTCAGCCTTCTACCTTCAAGGTAGCTCGCGAAACCCTTATTACTGCTCAGCGTTTGCTGCTTGATACCGGCAACCTGAACGTATTCCACCAATCAATTGGTTCCCTGACCCTGCTTGACGACTATCGTCGTTGGCGCGATCGGGTGTTCGCTAACGAACTCCTGAAAGCAGAAGCTTGTGGCAAATCATCTAACGAGCAAGGTGGTTACTACCTGCCCGGTGGAAAAGCCAAAGATGCAACCGGCGGAACCCTAGGTGTTACCTACGACGCTGGCGAATCTGCCAAATTTGATGTTAAGACCGACCTTCTTGAAGTCGTCAAGGACATGCGTAAGCGCAACGTCCCGACCTTCGCTGATGGTTACTACCGTTGCATCGTGGACCCCACTGCAATGATGCATCTGCGTCAGAACAGCGACTTCCGCGAAATCGCACGCTATCCCGGAACCGGGATGGTTGACCCAATGAACCCTGGCTTGGCTCCTAACGCCAACTTCTATAAGGGAATGGGTCCTGGATACGGACAAGCTGGCTTTGTTGCCGGTCAACCCGTTATGCCTACTGGCTTCCTCTTTGAGGGTGTCCGTTGGTTCGAGTCCACCAACCTGCCTGAGACTTCCTACAACTTGGTTATTACTGACGAAGGTGCTGGTGCTGCCGATTACGGTGCAGCTCAGATGATCTTCTTCGGTCCTCAAGCTGTCGGTGTTGGCATTGGTGGTAACAACGCTCAAATCTTGTTGAACAACAACGACGACTTCAGTCGTTTCATCATCATGATCTGGAGCTTGTTCGCCGGTTTTGAAACCCTTAATAGGGATTTCATCACGGTTGGTTACTCCTTCGTATATTGAGGTAACTAATCATGAGTACTATTTTTCCCGGTAATTACGTAGCCCACCTGAACGCATATCGCGAACAGGGTGTTGAGGCTCTTCCTGGTATTGAGTTCTATCGCATCGTTGGTGCTTTGGTTC